GTGCAAGGCTGACTATTACGAAGCGAAAGCCCGCATGGACAGCTTGGGTATTGCGATCCCGCCGTCCCTGGAGGGGATGGATTGCGCTATCGGCTGGCCGTCCGTGGCTGTGGACACCATCGAAGAGCGCCTGGACTTTGAGCGGTGGATAACCCCGGTCGAAGGCAACTTTGGGTTGGATGAGGTCTATCAGGCCAACGATCTGGATGTGGAGTCACCGATAGCCCACCTGGATGCGCTGATCTACGGCACCGCGTTTGCGGCTGTGGGGCGCGGCGTGGATGGCGGGCCTGATCCTCTGATCACGGTGGAGTCTCCGCGTTACATGACGGCAATGATCGACCCTCGCACCCGCCAGGTCCGTTCTGCGTTACGGGTGGTTGAAGAGGACCGTGACACGTCTTACGGGGCGGTGAAGGAGGTTGCAGCGACTCTGTATCTGCGTGGCGTGACGATCCATCTGGACGGCACTAACGGTGCCTGGAAGGTGGTTGACCGTGACACGCACAACCTGGATCGGATTCCGGTGGCGCAGCTGATCAACCGGCCCCGTTCCGGTGCCCGTGATGGAAGGTCTGAAATCACTCCGGTGGTGCGTTCGCTGACGCAGGCGGGGATGCGGACTTTGGCGGCAGCTGAGATTGCCCGCGAGTATCACGCCGCCCCGCAGCGGTATGTGCTGGGCGCTAAGGAATCGTTCTTCGTGGACCCTGACGGCAACCCGCTGTCCTCTTGGAAGTCCTACCTGGGCAGGCTGCTGGCTTTGGAGCGGGACGAGAACGGTGAAGTGCCGGATATCAAGGAGTTCGCGGGGGCTTCCCTGGAGAGTTTCTTCGGGATGATGCGGATGCTGACTCAGCTGATGAGTTCGGAGATTGCGGTGCCTTCCAACTACTTGGGGTTCACCACGGACAACCCGCCATCGGCTGAGGCTATCAACGCTATGGAGGCCCGCCTGGTGAAGCGCGCTGAGCGCCGCCAGCGCATGTTCGGTAGGGCGTGGACTGAGGTTGGCCGGTTGGCGATCCTGGTGCGCGAGGGTGGTGCCCTTCCCAAGGAGGCCACCCAGATTCGGCCTGAGTGGCGTGACGCTTCGACACCAACGAAGTCCGCGAACAGTGACGCGGTGTCCAAGTTGGTTGGTGCTGGGATCATTCCGGCGCAGTCGCGTGTCACCTGGGACCTGGTGGGGTTGTCGGCTGAGGATCAGGACCGGCTGGACGCTGAGAAGCGTAAGCAGATGGTGACTGATCTGGTGACTGGTTTGAGGGCGAACGCGCCTGCCGCGCAGCAGGATGCTGAAGTGGCTGCGCTGTCTAACCAGAAGACTTCTCAGACGAGTGACAAGCCTAACTAGCCACGCCGATGCCCTGCATGGGCTTCTGGGTGATCTGGTCACCGTCACTGTCGGTGATCTTGTCAAACTGTGGCGCAATGTCGGGAACGCCTCTGATGAGGTTGTTGAGCAGGCGCTGAAAGCTGCTCTGCCGCAGATTGTTTTACCTGCCGCCAATGCTGCTGCTGAGGTGACCGCTGAGTGGTATGAGCAGCTGGTGCCAAACTCCAAGTTCAAAGCTGCGCCTTTCGTTGATATCCCCGATGATCGGATCAACGGCACTATCGGGTGGGCTTTGCGTCAGCAGGGTGATGGCACTCCGATCACCAGGTTGAGTGGTGCGACTAAGCGGATGGTGGCTGACGGGTCTAGGCAGACTGTGTTGAAGAACGCCACGAAGGAGAAGGTCCGCTGGGTTCGCCACGCCCAGCCTGATGCTTGCACGTTCTGCAAGGTGTTGGCTACCAGGTCTGGGGCTTGGGAGTATTCCAGTCTTGAGTCCGCAACGTTGGTGGTGGGGAAGAACCCGTCGAAGAAGGGTTCGTCTGCGTTGACTCCGATCACGTCGAAGATCGGGAAGCCTCGCGGCACCAGGAGGATCGGCAGCAAGTATCACGATCACTGCCGGTGTGTGGCTGTGCCTATCCGTGTCGGGACTGTGTATGTGCCGCCGGACTATGTGTCGCAGTGGGATGACCAGTACCTGGATGCGCGGGCGGCTTTGCGGAAGGAGGGCGAGTTCACGCCCAACATGAAGCAGGTTGTGGCGAAGATGAATCAGCTGGAGAAGCGGGCGGCTGCCCTTGATGAGGCTGCGTCGGTGGAGCAGCTGGCGTTGAACGCGGCGACGAAGCTGGAGTTGAACTCTGGGGTTCGGGCGAACCTGCTGAGGCAGGCCGAAAGGGCATCCCAGAAGGCCGCTGAGGCGCGGGAAGCTGCTCTGAAGGCGAGACTGCTGCGGCAGGAAACTTTGAACGCTGTGATGGACGCTGAGTTGACTGCCGGTCAGCGTTCGGCTCTGGAGCGGATGGCTGCGGCTGCCGGTGAGATTGGATCGGAAGCGCCGATCATCACCAACCCGCGCCAGATATATCAGGACATTGCGGACTGGATCAAGGCTGAGAAGTTCTACAAGCACTCCCAGGCCATGAAGAAGGGCGCGCAGACCAAGAAGACGAAGAAGTGGCTGGCGGCTGAAGCGGAGTGGAACAAGGCCGTTGAGGACTGGTTGACGGCTGAGAACACGGTGCTGTGGCTGAAGGCTGAGAAGTTCTACAAGCACTCCCAGGCCATGAAGAAGGGCGCTGAAACCAAGAAGATCAAGAAGTGGTTGTCAGCTGAGGCTGAGTGGAAGGCTGAGCAGGCGCAGTTGGCGGCTGAGCAGGCGGCGAAGCTGGCCCAGGCTGCTGCTGCTTCCCCGCAGAGTTCGTTCACTGCGGTGGTGGAGGCGAAGATAGGCCAGTTCTATGGCGGGCCGGACCCGACGCTGTTGAAGTGGACCGGCCAGCAGATGGGCGGCGTGAACGGGGCGAAGGTGTACCAGGTGCCAGGTAAGCCGGACAAGTGGTTGGTGAAGGGCACTGAGAAGTTCATTAACGATCTGGATGTGGCGGTGGCCCGGTTGCAGGACGCTTCGGGCTTGACGACACCGGACGTGTACTCACTGGTGATGAATGGCAAGCCGGTGAGTGTGCAGCGCCTGTTCGACGCTGAAGACGCTTTCAAGTCGGGTTCTTCTGTGCAGCTGGACAAGCTGAGTGATGTTGACCTGCTGACGATTCAGCAGCATCAGGTGTTTGACTGGCTGGTGTCGAACCATGACGCGCACAGCGGGCAGTGGATCAGGACGAAGGACGGCAACCTTGTCGGTATCGACAAGGGGCAGGCGTTCAAGTTCTTTGGGAAGGACAAGCTGGACTGGACTTATGAGCCGGTGTCGCCGCTGGGCGGCAACCAGCATGTGTATAACAAGCTGTGGCAGCAGTGGATCAAGGGCAGTCAGACTGAACTGCTGGACCCCAGTGAGGGGCCGCTGAAGGAGTTCATTGAGCGGCTAATGTCTCTGGACGACAATGACTTTGCCAACTTGTTCAGGCCGTATGCGGAAACGATGGTGACTAAGGGCAAGTTCCCTTCCGTGAACTCCTTTCTGGACAAGCTGCTGATTCGTAAGTCCAAGCTGATGGAGGACTTCAACGATCTGTACACCAAGGGGTTGACTGAGCGGGCGAAGAACTTCACGCCCCCGGCTGCCCCGCCCAGTAAGGCGGCTGCTGCTGTGGCGAATGGTGCTGCCCCGTCCGGTGGGTGGCCGAAGTTGACGGTGGCTGAACTGAAGGCTGTGGATCAGGGCGGCGGCATGAACCTGGTTCCGAAGCAGCAGCTGTTTGAGTCTCTGAATGATCCGTCTGTGTTGAACTCAGAAGTGCTGGAGCAGGTTTACGCCTGGTCGAACGCGAACACCACGCCCAGTCTTTCAGCCAAGCTGTATGCGGACACCTTGCAGGAGTTCTTCGACTACCAGTCGAACCCGGCTGCCGGTGTCCCTGGTGTTGCCGCCCCCGCGCAGGCTGCCCCCGCCGCGCAGGCTGCCGCTGCTGGCGGGAAGAATGTCACCGGCCCGTTCGGCAACGGTATCGGCCTTGTTGAGGACGAACTGAATGTGCTGAAAGACGTTGACATTCTTAGCACCATGACTGAGGATGCGATCCTGAACTCTGTCCTGGGCAACGGTATGACAGAAGCTAAGGCAGTCCAGTGGTTTGAGGATTGGGCGGCGGCGAAGTGGCCCAATGATGTGTGGGTGCAGCTGTCTCTTATACACAT